CAATAAGGCCAACAGCACGTTTCGGTCCCACTCCTTTGACCCCTGGAACGTTGTCACCAGCATCCCCAGTAAGACACTTATAGCTAATGTAGTCATCAATTGTAACATCATAATGGTCATCCCAGTTCTCCTTTGTCACTTCCTTTCTAGTCACATAACTAAATCTGTTAACTGTATCACTAATTAATAAATCCCAGTCACGGTCAGAAGATATTAGCCAAATACTATTAGCGTCTAGTATCTCTACCAAATAAGCTGCGACATCATCCGCCTCTACCCCTTCGTACCTTAGAACAGTGAATCGCTCCTCTAGTGCGTCAAGAGTATTTTGGTACTCTACCATAAAGTCTTGAAATGCTTCTTTCTCCTCATCTGTCTGTTTTTCTCTTAGTTCTTTACGGTTACCTTTATACTCAGGTAATATATTTAAACGATAGCTAGAGCCTCCTCTGCCGTCCGCCGCAATTATCACCTTATCTGCATCATAAGAAGATGCTAAAGATTGTACCGTAGTTAAGTAAGATTCTACCCAGTTTGTTGCTTTAGCGTGTTTATATCTAAAAGCCAAGTTAAGGGCATCTACGATCATTACGTTGCCCTTATCTTCTATCTCGTTTGCAAATGATTTCATCTAAAATCCTCCGTTGTTTTAGTCTGCAACCAACTATCGAATAAGTATATATACAATGTTGTTTCCTCATCCGGTTGAAAAATTAACTCTGGGGTTACCATCTCTCCATTTTCTGTTGCAATAATCCATTTCCCTCTGTTCTTTTTAAACACAAGAATAGGTTCTGCGTTCATCTCTTCTGCCTCACGCGTTGCCTGTTCCCAAAATTTTTCTAAAATGGATTTTGAATCATTGAATAAATTTGAATGAATTTGATCATGCTCATACGATTTTACTTCAATGCAGTATCTATTGCGTTCGTTGGAGAGATATACGTCCCCTTTAATATGGCCTGCCCCAGATAGGGGAACTCGTTCCCAATTTTGAAGCCCAGTATGCTTTCTGAGTATGTCACGGACTTTATACTCCGCGGTACGCCCTTTGGCCCTGCTATCAACCATCTACTTCTTCAGCTTCTTTAGCATCTAGTCTAGCCATCTGTTCATCTTCTAACTCTTTTTGAGTCTTAAACTTACCGCTAAGGATATCTTCTAATACTTCTTTTACTTGTTCTTTTGGTACTGCACCTACCCCCACAAATAGCCTGTGCCCATTCTTAAACACCATTACACTCGGGAACGAGTTAGTCTCTAGAATAGGCTGCTCTACTGTGTCCATGTTGAAGAACTCCCAAGTAAAGCCGTCAAGCTCCTCAGAGATCTCCTTTAGTACGGGCACAAAATGCTCACATACAGGACAAGTGTCTGAGTGAACTACTAAAGCCACTAATTCATTGTTATCTACTACTTCTTTTAAATCTTTCATTTATCCTTCCTCTAATCTTGATATATTCTTTTCTTTAATTACTAGCATCTTACTAAGTAGTGGATGACTCCATTGGTGAGATACTAAGAAAGTATTCAGCTCTGGCTCCTCTAATAGTATCTCTACTAGTCTCTCTTTTCCGAAGTCATCTAATACATTGATTACTTCGTCTAAAAATAGCACGTTGATCTTAGTTTTTGATAACGTAGCCATCTGTGCTCTAATTGCTAATAACATAGCAGTATTAACCCTAGCAAACTCCCCCGAAGATAACGCTAGTACGTTAATTGCGGCTCCGTTGTCTACGATAATAACATTTAATTTATCATTGGCAATATCGAAGTTTAACTCAAATCTGCCGTCAGATAGTTCGCCTAAGTATTTATTAGTAGATACTTCTAAATCCTTAACCATATTTTCGATCTTGTAAGCCACAAGACCATTAGTGCTGAATGCTTTCTTCAGTACCTCAAGAATTGCATAGTCATCTTGTATGTTATTTAGCTTTCTTTGCTTCTTATCTAGTTCGTCTTGGAACTCTGATAACTGTGATATAACATACTCAACTTCTGTATTATGTCGCGTGGCAGAGATATTATGTGCCTCTATACTCTTAGCCTCAGATAACTGCTTGGAAATAATTGCCTGCAGCTCTTCAATTTCTCTCTGTATTTCCTCTTTATCGTTTAGCTCAACAGGTAACGAGTTATCTACAAGATTATTATATTTCTCAAACTTAGATACAGTTTGAATATGCTTGTCGTAAAGTGTGTTCACATGTTTCTGAACTGCTACTTCTTGGTCCAATAGTGAAATACTTTGCTTAGCTTTTTTAATTATGTCCTGCTTTTCGTCAATGATGGACTGCTTAACTACTTCATCAATAGTTTGCAGACAAGTTGGACATTCATGTCCTAGTTTCTGCAGTTTGGCTTCAACAGCATTAGCTGCTTGAACTTCTCCCTTTAGAGACCCAATCTCCGACACTTTATCATCATAACTACTCGGCTCTTCTGGAGTTTTAGCCAGCTCTTTGAAGTCAATAGCATCTCTCATATCAATATACTGATTATTCTGAGTAATCTTTCTATTAAGAGAGTCTATATCATTTAAAGTCACTTTATTACGCGCTATTTCCTCTTGAGCCTCAGTGTCTATCTCTATTGTATCCTTTAAAATATGCTTCTTAGTATCTATCTGCTTGTTTTTATCAATCCAAGAAGATATAGTTTGTATACTACTTTTTAAGTCTGTAACTTCTTCTGCTACTGACTTATGTGCGTCTTTAAATACATTGAACATTTCTATATACTTTTCTAGATTAAGTAGCTCAATTAAGAACTTCTTTCTAGTAGTATCTGTCGCAGTTAAAAACTGTAAGCTAGATGTAGTGCTTTGGTAGATAAGCTGACTGAAGGTTTTAAAATCTAGCCCTAGAATCTTCTCTATTTGCTTATAAGTATTGGTAGCGGTATGTGAGGAAATATCTTCTCCGTTATGCGTTAACTTTACTTTTAAACTTTTATCTCTGGAAGATTCGATCTCATAAGGCTCTCCATCTACTTCAAAAGTTAGAGATATATTATAAGTATCAGTATCTAAGTTTCTATTTACAATATCTGACTTCTTAATGCCTTTAGAGTTTTTATTAAATAGCACTTCCTCTAAGATAATCGGAATACTACTTTTGCCTGTACCATTAGTACCTACAAGTTGGGTAAGATTAGTATCGCTTAAATCAATACTATTATTATCCCCATAGCTGAAACAGTTACTCCATTTCAGATGCTGCAATATAATCATGGTACACTCCTAAAATGTTTTTTACTTTCTTCTCATTTAGCTCTAGTACTTGTGTTAAGTACTCAAATAGCTCCTCTTCTACGGTTTTACACTCTAACAAATCGAGTGCTATCTCTGTACTACGTTTAACTACTTTCTTATCTAGTAACTCTGTATCCCCATCAATCTTAGATAGGTCTGTAACATCCCCTTCTAGCTCATAGATAGTATGATGGAACCCTGTTTTAATCATCTGATCTGGGTGAGATACCGTCTGCCTTAGTAGCTGTGGCATCCTTATAGTTAGCCAACTCCAGTCTAAAGTGGCACTATCAAATAGTATTACTCCTGTGTCTACAGGGTTTCTGTGAAAGGATGTTGTAACAGGGCTACCTGGGTACACAATGTTCTTCTGGCAGTTATCATGAGAGTGTAAGTCTCCTGCTAATACAACTTTCCATCTCTCGAACTTGTCTAAGTTTACTTCTGGGTGTACATGAGGAGGAATTTCTCCTCTAACGTGAGTCATTAGTACGTTGCCGCTAAAGTCATCAGGGTTAAACTCTTTGAGTCTATTGTAGGGTATTATATCTATATTTTCAATAGACATATAGTCGTCTACAATTTCTACTAGTGGGTTAATACTAGTAGTCACTTCTTTAAGGTTAGTTAAAAAGGTGGTGGTCTTTTTTAAAGCTTCGTGGTTGCCTGGGTATATCAGAGTTCTAATACCTACTCCTTTGACAAAGTCAAAATATAGCTCTAACTCTTCTAAGTTAGGAACTCTATCAAATAGGTCTCCTCCGATTACGTGCATATCCACTTGCTTTTCTAATTTGTACAACTCTTTGAATAGTATGCTGTATCTATTTAGCGCCCAATCTTTGGGGACATTCTTTTGCCCTAGTTTAAGATGCCAGTCCGCTGTGTACATTATCTTCATAGGTTTTTGCTCCGGTAAAAAAGGCCCATTGAACTCACTGCTCAATAGGCCTTAGTAACGCTAGTCTAACTTAGATAAGCTCTGCTGCTACCTCGGCTGGAGCCTCTTCTGAAGCTGCCATACCTAGGATTCTTGTCTCGATAAACTCTTTCTGAGCATCCGCTGTAGGACGCTTTAGTACGCTATCGATAGATTCTGCATCTGCAATTACTTGCTTTTCTGCATCAGTAAGAGCTCTATTCTCCAATGCTCTAACACGAAGTTTATACTCTACGTTGTAAGGTAATGGACCGGTCTTTTCTTTTGTGAACTTAATGTCCCAACCTGTATCTGCATCTGTAGGATCGCCTAAGCCTTCCTTAGCTTCAAACTTGATTGAGTCAAAAAGCTTGCGCTTTAGATTAACTACTTTAGCTTGGCCATCTTTCAAGTCAATGCCCCACATTACGTAAGCCCATGAAGGTTTCATGCGCTCGCCTTTGTCGTCTTTAAGTAGTGCCTCTACCCAGTCTTTCTCTTTATTATCAAATGTCTCTGTCTCTCTGTTGTAAGCCAGACACTCCATTGGAATACGCTTGCCATCTGAAGGGTTCTGCACCCAGTATACATATCGAGCTAGAATCCCGCCGAATAAACGTACTTCGTTCTCTCCCTCATTGTATGTGTAAGTGCTAAATGAATTCTTCTTAGCTGCGCCTTGTGTTTCTCCAAAATTTAATGCCATATTATATTTCCTCGTATGTGAATGTTATGTGATTGTTATTTATTGTTAGTAAGCGATTGCTCTCTATTTCCTCAACGGAATAGTTAGCAAACTCTAGCGGTAGTGTAATAGCTGAGAAAAATGAAAAGTCTAAATAATTCCTAAGACTAGCTAATTCTAGATATTGGATAATCATGCTTAGGGAAACTCTTCGTCTATTTAGTATTAAAGGTTCTGGGTTAATTAAGAAACTATCCCCAGATAGTTCGTAGTATAACGATGAGGTCTTATACAGATGCGGGTTAGTAAGTATGTCCAACATTTTAATGATATCCTTCGCAGAACCATCACTAAGTTTAACCATACTTTCCCAGTCAAATCTAATCATTAAATTTTCCATTTTTCAGAGTATATTATACCAAGATTTCAGCAAATTGTCAAGAAATATTTTTTAGTCGGTATCCTTCACTTATGTAAGTTCCTAACCTAGACTCAGCCTGCCTAGCGGCGGTTTTACCTTTTAGCTGTATGTCTACGATTACTGGATCCACTTTATTCTCACACACTCTAATAACTCTACCTATTAATTGTATTAGTAGGGGTTCATTATTAATAGGAGTACCTAGTATTAAACAGGACAACTCATTAAGAGATATTCCCTCACTAAAGATACTCTGCGTGCCGAACAGTATTTCTTTCTCTCCGCTTTTAATCTTATTCATTTCTACTTCTCTCTCCTCGTGCGATATGTCGCCCGTAACACTTGTAGCATTTTTTCCGCACAACTCGGCGCAGCTTTTTAAAAATGATACTCTGTCACTAACTACCAGTACTCTATGGCCTTTTGCAGCGTATACAGAGGCAAGTTGTGCCACCATATGCTGATACTCGGGGTCAAAAGCTACCTGGTTAACTCGTAGCGCCCAAGGTAATGAAGCAGAATCGGGAAACCTTACATCACTTTGTACCCTAATGATACGCGGTGTCATAAAGTTTTCCTTTCTTGGTTGGTACACCTTACTTCCAAAGTAATCTTTGAAAACAATGTGCTTTCCGTCTTTGCGTTTAAGTGTGCCCGATAACCCTATCTTATACCTAGCTTTCATCTTATCAATGATCTTACTAAAGGTAGGGGAACTGATGTGGTGGCACTCATCAATCATTACAGTTCCAAAAATATCCGCAATCTCGGGAACTTTCTTAGTTAGGGTTTGTACGTTTCCAACGACTATGGGAGTGTTAAGGCCGAACTTACCACTTCCTATAACATCGGGTTCAAACCCTAAAGTTTTCTTTATCTCTTTAGCCCACTGATTCCGTAAAGCTACCGTGTGGGTTATCACTAAAGTTTTTTGTTTTAAGTTGGCTGCGATTGCAATAGCGGTAAAAGTTTTACCCCAACTTGTAAAAGCGTTAATCATACAATTATCGTTTACTTGTTCGAATACCTCTTGCTGAGACTCTCTTAACTGAAGTTTAAACTTAGGGAACTTTACTGCATTCTTAATTCTTTTATCAATGATTTCGTAGTCATCGGGGATTAAGTCAACTCTTCCAATTGGAATACTCGCTAAATCCTCGTTGACCCTAGCCATTGTTTTTATTACTTCTGGGGGCATATCAAATCTATATGCCGGAATAGTATACGTTAGCGTTTGGTCTAGTTCGGCTTGAAACTCCGTATCCGCTGTTAAGTATATTCTATTTGTTAGTATTGCTTTTTTCATAAACTACGTTCTCCGACCATCTATTATCTGGGCACTTGTAAGACTCTTGTCTCTGTACTATGTTTAAGTATGCTAAAGACCTAAAACACATGAATATCCGGGGTAGCCCGGTTCTTACTCTGTAAGGACATTTTAAGCATACCTTATACCTCTCTAATTGATTTATCATATAAATTTCTTACTGTCTTTCTTCTGTTCTTTACATAAGTCCCACAGTAAATAACCCCCCGCTTCCTTTAGTACACCTATAAATTTCAATTCGGGGTCTAGAGGGAACTCTAACTTGAAAGGGGGTGTCCCTTTCCCCTTCACAACAGACCCTACTCCTTCTACATACTTTATATACTCTATAGGTTTATAGACTAAAGGCACATAGTGAGTTTTATTATATTCAAATAACGTGCCTCTGCTATCAATCCATTTATATACTGTACCGTTCATTGTAATAATATCTCTAATACTACTAACAGCCCTGTTAAGCTTGTACTTATTTTCTAGTATATGTAGCCTTCTAACCCCTAGTAGATCCCCTTCAATACTGGTGTCGTCTAGTACTCTGTCTCCATACTTATTCCTAACTATTAACTGCGTACCTTCTTTTCTAATATACTCCGCTTCTTTAATGGGGTATACGGGGAAAAGTAACTTAGACCAGTTCACTGTACTGCTTTTCGAACTTACCAAAAGAGTAGTCGTCTCCGATTTCTACATCTACTCCAATTGGGCAGCCGGGAATAGATAGTCCACGATCCTTTTGAGTTAACTCTGCCATTTTTTGGCAGAACATCTCTACTTGATCCTCACGTACATGAGCCACGATTGAGTCATGTACTAAAGCGAAAATGTCTCCGTCAATCTTCTCTGACTTAATCCAGTCATTTAACTCTACTGCAGCTAGTAAGTTAACATCACTAGCAACTGACTGAACTAAGAAGTTAATACCGGATCTAACTTCATGAGAAGCAATGCCCTGGTCTCTAGACTTAACATTAGGTAGCCTTCTTTTTCTGCCCAATAAAGAGTAAATGCTGCCATTGGCCATAATCTCTTCTTTAGACTGCTCCAGCCATAATTTCAAAGTAGGGAATGTATCAAAGTATTTCTTAATAGTATCCTTGGCTTGTTGAATAGAAAATAACTTACCACTATCTTTAGTAACTGTTTCAGATACTTTAGCAGGGCCAGAGCCATACATAATACCGAAAGTAATAGCTTTAGCGGCTTGTCTAGCAGTAGGGTTACTATCTTTAACGTCCTCTACTTTCTCCTTTAGCCCAAATACCATCTTTGCAATAGTAGAGTGAAGGTCTCCGCCTGTTTTAAATACATCTTGTAGCTTTTTATCATTACTAAGAACGGAAGCTACATATACCTCAGCAGTTGCTAAATCCTGAGAGATAATCTTATACCCTGGTAGTGCTTTTACACACCCTTTAACTGCTGCATTATCTCTAGGCAGCTGCTGCATATTAATCTTGCCAGAACTAGACAGTCTACCCGAAGTCGTTGATGTTAGATTGAAACCTGTTCTAATTCTACCATCTTTATCAATTTCTGGGATAATTTTATCTAAGTAAGTATTTTTAATCTTAGTTTTCTGTCTAATATTTAAGATGATGCCAGGAATTTCATGGTCTGCAGATAATTGCTTCAATACATCTGCATCTGTAGATTGAGCACCAGTACCTGTTAGTTTACCCGTAGGGGTTAGCCCTAAATAGTCAAATAATAGTACTCTAAGCTGCATAACACTATTAGGGTTAAAGATCTTACCCTGTGCTTTTTCAAAAGCATGAATCTCAGCATGCTGATACAGTTTGTCTGTGGCTTCTGTGACTTCGCCTTCCATTAACTTCTGCACTTTTAATAATCGTTCCATATCAAAAGGAATACCATTCTGTTCTACATCTTTTAAGAACAACATACCTGGAACCATAAGTGTTTTATACACTTTCTTAAGAGCGTCAGATTTAACAATAATATTAGAGAACTTAACATAAAGCTCCCAAGTTACTGCTGTATCAATAGCTGCGTACTCTGCAATGGTATCAAAAGGGATTAAATCGTATGTAAAGTCTCCTTTTAGGATTTTGTTTTCCTTACAGTATTTAGTTCTAAAAGCATCTAGTTCACTATCATAGTCACCATAGTCCGTGTATTTCATAGCTAACATTTTTAGTCCGTGTGACCCTTGGGTTTCGTCTAATACATAGTGCATAAGCATAGTATCAGAAACATTAGGGAACTCGAAACCAAAGTGATATTCAAGCATTTTCAAGTCAAACTTTGCGTTGTGAAACACAATCATTTTAGTGTTGAATAATTCTTGTAATAACTCCTCCGTCTCCTCATCAATACAGTCAGTCTCGATGTAGACTCCTTGCTCTTTCTTATGTGTAAGAGAAATGCCCAGCACATAACCGTCTCTAGGGTATAGTGCTGTAGTTTCCGTATCGCAGGCAACGTATTTGACATTAGGGTCTGCAAGCACTTCTTTTAAGTAGTCATTTGCTACTTTAGTATCTTGAATACCTTGAAAATCTCCCGATACTGTGGGCGGCTTCTCTCCAGATACGTATCCATGTAGTTTTTCTAATGTCTTATCCCACATAGGCTTAGCCTCAGGCTTAAAACTTAACATTGCAGGATTAATCATTGGCACAAACTTATCGTCTACTAAATGGCCTGCAAACTCTGTTACAGAACCGATACCTCCGATGTACTTAGCAGCCTCTGACCCAATTAAGATTACTAGGTCATAGCTATCTGCATCAAACTCTAAATCAACATCTCTTTTTAAAAGCTTCTTTACTTTTACGGAAGATAGATGATACTGGTCAAAATCAAAGTTAAAAAAGTTAGCGTATTTAACTCCATTTGGGTTTTTATCTACTAGTGCAATATTCATATTTCATTTTCCTTTTTTTATTTTCCAAAGAGATATTATATCAATTTCTGAGGAAAATGTCAAGCATTATTCTTGCTTTAACATATTAATAATGTAATTCACTTGCGTCTGATTAAGCGAACCAGGGTCTAGTCCGTCTTGGTCTCTTAGACTAAGGCTTTCTATGTCCACAATAAAATCTTCCTCGAGAACTCTCTTTGCTTCTATTGCGCCAGCTTGGCCAGGTCCGTCTGCATCAAACATAACATAAATTTTAGTTACGCCCTGTAATTTTAGAGCGCGCATATTTTCCATATTAATATTCTTCACACCCAGTACTGCCACAGCATTAGGCAGACCTTTATCAATAAGGTTTAGCGCATCAAAAATACCCTCAACTAAAATTATACTTCCATATATTGTTTTAACCTTGGAGGGAAATAAGGGTAACTCTACATTAGGAGGGCTAATATTGTACTTGGGGTCTGCATTACTATTTATGTACCTACCGATAAACGCTTTCACTCTGCCTGTAATATCTTTTAGAGGGAACACTACTCGACCTTCGTGCTCCGAAGCATTGTGAGTAAAGGCTCCTACAGATAAGTAGGTTTCGCCTTTAATACCTCTATATTCCTTATTGAAAGGAACTGCTTTCGGAGGAATAGGAAGCCCTATAGAGGACTGTCTAATTTTAGCTATTTTCTGCTGCAGCTTCTGTACTTTAATATTCTGCCAATCCCTAGACACATTATATAGTTTAAATACGTTGCCTTTGAACCCACAACTAAAGCATTGATAAGACCCTTGCAACTTATCAATGTGCATACTAGGGTTATTATCCTCATGTTCGGGGTTTAGGCACCGTACTACGTAGTCCTGCCCTTTAGGGGTAAACGGTATATTCTGCTCATTTAATAGTTCTTCTACTGTCATAGTCTACCAAGGGATATCATCCGAGGCTTTAGTAGAGGCTTGTTTCTTTTTTGGCCAACTATTATCCTCATCTTCATCTTCGTCCCCTCCTTTATTTTTCTGTGGTTTAGCAATATCAGCTGGGGATATCTTCAGACTATCCCAATCAATAGGAGAGGTAAACTCTACTTCCGGCCCTGACCTGGTCTTAGTAGACGTTAGAGTTATTGCTCCGTCCTCCTTATCGTGGGCATCTAGTAAGAATGCGATATCAGGCGAGTCTAGTAGTCCTTTAGAGAAACGGGCTTCGCCCTTATCATCAATCTGGTAGGGACTGACCATTACTAAATCATGTTTCCTGCCATACTCTTTTAGCTTTTTACTGGCGAAAATCTGACTTTTCCAGTCATACATATCTCCAATGCCTGTGTCTACTTGGTTTACGTAGTCTACAACGCATAACGTGAGTTTATCCCCAAACTGTGCTTTTAATTTTTGTAGTTGTACATCAATAGATGTAAGACTAAGTTCCCTGTCATCAATAATAATTAATTGATTATCGGGCTTTAAAGAGCATTCAGACTGTAGTTCTTTCTCAAATCTAATAGGGTCTGCGTGCTCTGTGTATTTGGTGTACACCTCATCAGAGTCCTCGAACATATCTGCTCGCATCTTTACTAACTTAGTGTACTGCTGTTGATTAAGGTTGTTTTTCTTAATGTCAGAAAAAGGAATACCTGTTAAAATACTACTAATCCTTTCCATAGTTTCCGCTGATGTCATCTCAATAGTAAATAATACCGCTGTATTACCCATTAAGTACTGGTTGGCTACCATATTAGCACTAACTAATGACTTACCGGAGCCTCTCTTGCCTCCTATCATTATATAGTCCTGCTTAAAGGCACCTCCCCACTCTCCATCGAACGTATTATTAATACCTAAGAATACTTGCTCATTTACTTTTACTGATGGGTCTTTAAATAAGCTAAAGTTATCCATTGTAGTAACTGTTTCTGCAGTTGCAGTCTGCTCATCGAGCTTCATTACTATTTCAGATAAGCTGTGCTTAATATCCTCAGAGTCCATCAAGGTAACCTGGTCGACGTAATCGTCAATAAGGTTTAACGCAGTGTTCTGCGTGTACTGATCAATTAAAGCATCAATTGCTAGGTCTAAGTCAATATCGGGCACATCCTCAAGCTCCTCTAGAGCCACCAGATCTTGTCTTAGTACTTCATTTCTCGCTTTAGTATTTAACTCTTCAAAGTTAGGTATATCATTGTAGTCAAGATAGTACCTTCTAATGGAAGAGTAAATAGAGTTATAGGCGGAGTCAAAAAATGCTAGCTTAATCCTAGCCCACCCGTCTAAACACTTCTCATTGATCAGTTTGTGTAATACAACTGCTCCAATATCCATTTATTCAACCTTCTTTTCATTATCCATGATAACTTGGTTAAGTTCTTCATCTAATTTAACAAGCATACTTTTACGCAGCTCATTAACTTTGGTCTCATAAAGAGCTCCAGAATCATATAGTAACTCTAACTGCTCTTGGGTAATAAGCTGCTGGATGCCAAAATAAATAAGTTCCCAAGGGTCGTTGCTGGATGGGTATACCTTGACCTCGGTACCAGGACCGTACAAGTGCATATTTCGTTTTACAACCTCTTCGGAAGTTAAGCTATCTATATCGGCATATTTTACTACTACTTTCATAACAATCTCCAAGCGAAAAAAATGGGGGCTCAACGTGGGTTGAAGCCCCCAGACTATTAACTAATTATTAGTTAATTATGCTGCTGCGTTCTTTGCCGCTTTTTTAGCACCATCGTAGTCTGCACAAGTAACGCCACGACGTGTTAACATTGTCTTAACACCACGAACTGTCTTCTCGATAGACTCAGCGATTTGTTCTACTGTCATAGCAGAGATGTCACCTAATGCACCTAATGCATCTACTTTAGCAGTAGCACGAGATTCTTTCTGCTTAGGAATAGAATCAATCTCACCAGCACGTAAGAAAGACAAAGCCTTACCACGTACAGAGTTAATTGACTTACCTAATGCATCAGCGATATCTTCAACGAATGCGCTGTTACCAACCATTTCTAAGAATGTGGCTTCTTCTGCTGCAGAGTAAGTACGTGCAACCTCAACTTTCTCAGCAGGCTTAACATTTGCAGTTAACTCCATAGAAAGTAACTTACCTTGGATGCTCTTTGAAGAGTACTTGCCATCAGCAAATGCTTCAGCGATTTGTGCATATGTGTATGCACCTGCGTTAGCTTCAACGAAGTCACGTAGAGCGATTTCTTCTGTCTCAGAGAAAGCCTTCTTAGATACTGAAGATGCTAGCTCAACGTCGTAGCCCATCTTACGTAGCTTAGAGCTAATAGAGCGTGCAGTTGTTTCTAGGTTTTCAGCAGCTTCAGTTACAGTTGCTTGTGAAATTGGTGTTACATCGCCAACGAAAGATACTAATGTGTTAGTGCGCTCGTCAGTCCATTTTGGGATATTATTACTCATATTCTTCCTTTATATTTTATATTAAATTAACCAGTTGCTCAATCGATACTACTGGAATGTCTAAAGATTCGGCCTTTGTTCTCTTACTCGAACTCTTCCCCGTCTCATCCACAAGATAACTAGTATTTTTAGAAACTGAAGTAGTAACTTTGAACCCTAGACTCCTAAGGTATTCGCCTGCTTCTGTTCTATTTTTATAGTTATCTAGTTTTCCCGTTATTACTACGGTTAGACCTAAGTCTTTTGTAGTAACTTTTTCTTTCTCTGGTGATTTAAATGTAAACGGTAATACATCTAAATTTCCAACGAACTCCTCGTCTATCCAAGATAGTAGAGAGTCGCATGCCTTAGGCCCTAACCCAGCATCTAAGCAAGTCTTTCGTGTAATGTCATCTATATGACTTATATTATCTGTTATTTTTCTTGCTGCCGTGCTACCGATTAGGTTTATCGAAAAGGCATTGAGTAGCTTATCTAATGTAGACTCCTTAGACAGTAATATTTGATCAGCTAGCTTAGTAGCTAACTTCTCTCCTATTGCCGAAGTCATCTCTTGGATAGACAAGTTGTACAGATCAATAACTGTAGAGATACCCAATTTTTCAATAGTCTTTGGTCCTAGCCCTTTAATTTTTAGCACTTTTGAAAAATGCTCTAATTTTTTAGAACTTTGAGCTTCACATAGTGAGTTCCTACAGAATAGCTGGTCTTTCACCAGCTCCAACATACTGCCACATGAAGGGCATAACGTCGGTGGAATAATTGGTTTACATTTCATAGTTATTATTTTATTTTATAATGTATATTATACTTTAAAATCAGCATAATGTCAAGAATTAAATTTAATTAGGTTGAATTAATTTTATTCAATACGTCTGACAATCATTGGTATGATCTTTCCACTTCGTATAACCTCTACCCTACATCCAATTTCCAAATTCAAACCTTCGATATAGGCCATATTATTTAATGTTGCTCTAGAAATTACGGCATCATCGATAGTTACTGGCTCTAGTATTGCTACTGGAGTAACTTTACCCGACTTGCCTGTTTGCCAAACAACATCTAGCAACGTGGTTTCTTCCCCTTGGTCCCTAGTTTTTAGAGCATAAGCACCTCTTGGATGATGAGAAGTGAAACCTAAAGAGTCGAACTCTTGATTTGAATCAACTCTAAATACTCTACCATCTTCGGGGAACTCTCCCCAGTCTCCTTCCGTAATACAGTTAAACCCTAAAGTTTTTAGAGTTTCCATATCCTCTACATAGGAGTTGCTAAGAGTGGGCTGTACATTATAAGAAATGAAAGTTAAGTCCCTACTAAGAAACTCTTGAGTATCCTTTAGGTTTAAAGCACCTGCCGCGTAGTTCCTAGCGTTAGGGATTTCTTTAGGGGCTACGATTTCTCCTGTTATTTGTATACTTTCCTTATTCTCAATAAAGTAGGGGACAATAGTATTATAAATGAACTTGTCAGTAACATTAACACCTTCCTTCCCGTCTCCTCTAGTAATAACTTTGTATAACTTACCCTCTTTGTACTGAACTGCAATAGCTGCCCCATCCAACTTAGATGTCTCTATAACTTTACTGCTATATTTAGGGGCTTCATCCTCCCCCACAAATACTTTCTGTAATGAGTATAGAGGGAACTGATGCTGTACTTTACCGTCTGGGTTATAGCCCACAGGCTCGTAATCCTGGGCCTCTGCCAGTCTATCAAATTCTTCATCGGTTAAAAAAGGCTTACCTTCGTAGTAAGCCTTTGATGCCTTGTCTAAATAATCTTTATTCATCTGGGTATATATCCTTTAGTATATCTGAGAAATGTTTACCTATTTGTTCTCTGCTTTCAGCTAAACTTAGTATCTCTACTAGAGCCTCAAATAACAAACCTGTACTGGCCAAAGTGAGTGGGATAGTTATACCCTCCTTACTTGGCTTCCAGTCACCTTCAAAGTCTAAATAATACTTTCTTAAACTAAAATACTCAACTCCTCGAAACTTAGATACAGTTACGTGAACTTGAAGGAACTTATCCGAGTTTTCATAAATAGCTTTGCTATAAAAATCTTCATCATCCATTACCTTTTAACTCCACTCCTAAGTCTGCTAGGTGGCTCAGGTCTCCTAGCTCGTACCAAGGTTGATAAGCAAACTTTGCGTTACTGCCGTATGTCCAAACTCTATACACTTTACCGTGCTCTGGGTGGATTTGAAATAATCCATTATCAGAGTTTGTTACATCCTCAATCACTGCCGTAGTGTTATACCTTGCTGACCATACTATATCTCCAGCGGAGTAATCCTCTTTGACAATCTCATCTGGAATTAGCTCGGGAGTAAAATAGTCCGACCCTACTCCTCTCAAAGGTACATTATTATTAACTAGAATAGACTTAACAAACCCGGAAGACCTATACATTCTTTTAGAGATATCTGCGATAGGATCACCTTCGATGTACTCTTGAATTGCAGACCTAGTTTCCACCTCACTGGCCTTTTTGCCTCGGTTACGTTTCTTCATCTTAGCAGTAAATGCTAGACGCTCCTCGTAAGCTTTTATGATGTTGTTAAGTCTTGTTGTGTTATACGCGATTCTCAGCATTCCACAAGCTTCCTTCTTAGTAATAGGCTTATCAGCCTCTAATAGAGCTTTTACTGCTTTTACTGATACGTCGTCTAACTTTTCTGATGCTTTAGCCTTTACGCGCTTGCCTGCCATAATCTAACCCTCGTTAGATTTATTCAGTACGTCTGCCAAGTATTGAGCAGCTTTGCCCGAAAGTTTAGAAATGATGTCTTGGTCAGGCTCTTGACCAGTGTCTGCGATTGCGGCTGTTAGCGCATCTTGGCAATCTTGCTTAGATACTCGCTTAGTTCCGCCAGTTGAGCCAGACGCTGATTTAGCTGCTGGTTCCTTTTTGATATAAACACCTGCTTTGCTAAGAATCATGCGTACACCATTCTTAGATTGACCTAGTTGGTCTGCGATGTCACCTACGATTTCAACAGATGTTTCTGCTGTAGGGTTTGCGTCTTCGTACATTTTAATTGCTTCTGCTCTGCTATCGTCGTCCCATGCCATGGTACTTCTCCTTTTATTGTTAAAAATATTTTCTTGAAATTTCTCAATTTCAAAAAGATATTATACAATTATTTTAGGAAAATGTCAAGAACTAAAATTAGCTCAGCTAGCTAATAATGTATTTAAACTATTTGTACGTTACTACCTCTACCTCGTCGTCCGTCTCTAGATCTCTAGATATATTAATAGTACTACCGTCTGTGGCGATGAACTCTGTTTTTCGTAGCTTCATTCTATTTATGTATACCATAACAAAATTAGGGTCATAAGTGCTTAAGCTACCTCCTACCATATAAAAGTATTGAGTAATAGCCGGGTTGATAACCGTTTGTATGTCCGATTCTTCATACATACCTGCTGAAGCAGTTGTTACGATATCTTGTAGTGCAGAGCCCTCAATACCTGCTTGCCAAGTCCCTGTAGTTTCATTGTACTGAAGTAGGGCGTCTGGGGCATAGCCTCTTTTTATTCTAAAGCCTCCGAAGCCATCTGATATACCTGTACCAGCCTCGCCTTGATTCAGCTCAATCTCATTATCTTTAAATTTAAAGCTCTTTGTAGTAAAAACTACATCTGCCATAAAGTTCATTGCCATCAGGGAGTCTCCTTGGTTACTAGCCTACTTCTGCGGCTATATTATTGCTATATCTACTTCTATATTATACAAGGGGTTGACCAAAATGTCAAGAAAAATTTTCTATACGTTAAGAGTAAAAAACCCTCAATTAAGAGGGTTTAAGGTACTACTTAAATTGTATTTTTACTTATTATTGAATAAGCTGTAGATTACTGCAACTGCAGCTAGTCCTACTAAGCCTTGAGCACCTAAGCTAGCCACAATACCTGTGATATTGCCAATGATGTCGCCGCCAATGAATGGAACTGCTGCCCCAAAAATGATTTGTAGAACGACTGCTAGTGCGATTAATGCTAAGCCTGTTTCAGTACCTTGCTTAATCCAAGTGTTGATTTTATCCATCATAAGATTTCTCCTTATTGTTAAATTTTGCCGATATAGGCAATAAATAATTATACCAGACTTTTCAAAAAAGTCAAGTTAAATTTTTCTTACGTATACATGCGTAAAGTTTGTTGGGTATGATTATTTGCTTGTTGGCGCGGGGTGGAATATTACTGCTATATT